TGGTATAGCATCAGATGCAACAGAAGCAGTTAATTTCTTTGCACAAACTACCAATGATATATTCAGAGCATTAAGAGTAGAATGGTGGCCTGTATATAAGACTAATATATTCACAGACATTACAGTTTTAAATACTGCTGAACTTGTAAATACAAAAGTTAATTTAGATCAGTTTGAACGTGCTGGTGTTTATCTATTTTTGGGAAGATTCTTTTTACCAGCATTAACTAAATTCAGGCCAGAAACAGAAAAAGATAGATTTGAAAGAATGGCAGAATACTATATGAGCCAATACAATGTTGAATGGAGAATGATTTTAGAAGATGGTGTTGAATATGATACTGATGCAGATGGAACTATTGTATCTAACGAAAGAGAACCTTTACATGGATTTAGAAGATTGATTAGATAATGGCTGTCGATTTAAAGATAAAATCCAATCAAAAACAAGTAGCACAAAAATTTAAAAAGTTTCAATCAGTATTACCTAGAATTATTGATAAGGGTGTTAAACAAGCTGGTTTCCAATTAGTTGATAGAATTAGAACTAAAACACAAAAAGGAATTGATTTTAACGACATACCTTTTGCACCATATTCATCTGGTTATTTAAAAAAACTTAATAGAGAGGGTAAATCAACAAAAGTAGATTTATTTTATTCTGGTCGTATGATGGGTGCATTAACTCCATCTGGTTCAGTTAAAAAAACAGGCAAACATAAAGTTTCAATAAATTTCACAAACTCACAAATGCTTCAAAGAGCATTATTTAATCAAGTATTGAATGACCCTAAAAGAGAATTTTTTGGCTTTAACAATAGAACAGAAAAGATTATAAGTAAGCAGTTCAACAGATTTGTAGAAAAAGAATTAAGGAAGTTTAAAATATGAGTGTAAGAGAAAATATAGCAGTAAATTTATTATCAGTAATATCTGGTATATCTAGTCCGATAACAATTAAAAAAGCTACTAGACAACCTTTCTTGTTAGACGAATTATCTATGCAACAATACCCAGCAGTGATAGTTCAAACATCAGAAGAAAATAGAGATGATAGCGAACTTGGAAGTGGGGCTAAAACAAGGCATGGAACTATTGATTTTGTAATACTAGGATTTGTTAAAGGTGCAGAAGCTAATATAGATACTGCTAGAAATACTTTAATTACAGCTATTGAAACTGCAATAGAAACTGATATTACAAGAGATGGTAATGCACTTGATTCAGAAGTTATCCAAGTAGAAACAGATGAAGGTTCTTTATTTCCAGTAGGTGGAATAAAAATGACTATAAGATGTATGTACGAATATCAATCAGGAACACCATAAGGATAATTTATGACAATAGAAAAAACATTAGATAAAATTTCAAAGAAAATCAATCAGATAGAAGTATTACATGATAAGGAGTCTTTACTTTGTGAGGAAGTAAAAGATTTAGTAGAAGAAATTAGAGAAAATTTTATTGATGAAACAGAGCATGATAAATGGGAAGAAGCAGATAGTGATGAATTAGATGACGAATTAGACGAAGATGAAGATGAAGAAGATATTGACGAAGAAGAAGATAAATAGTAAAAGGACTTATGGCTAAAGATATTAAATTATATAAAGGCGATTCAGAGATTACGATTAATGAAACTAACCTTGAACATTTTTTAAGTTTAGGTTATAAGGAAGAACAAAAACAACCAACAAAAATTAATAAGGATAAAAAATGGCAACACATCACGGAAAAGAAGGAGTTGTAACAGCTGGTGGAACAGCAGTTGGGGAACTAACTGGTTTTACACTAGAAACAACTGGAGATGTAGTAGAAGATACTGCTTTAACAGACGCAACTAAATCATTTATAACTGGAAGAACATCATTTTCAGGTACTTTAGAAATGCACTTTGATGAAACTAATGCTCAACAAGAATCGTTACTTGCTGGTGCTTCTATTGCTTTTATTTTATTACCAGAAGGTAATACATCTGGAGATGCAAGTTACACAGGAACAGGAATTGTTACTGGTATGAGTATCAATAATACAATGGACGCAATCGTTTCAAGAACAGTTACTTTTCAAGGAACTGGTGCTTTAGCAGTATCAACTGTATAATTTAATTTATGTTAATTATAGATAGGGTTAAATCCCATTTTGAGACTCTTAAAACTATTACAATAGAAGTAGAACAATGGAAAGACGAGCATGGTCTTGCTAGTGTATTCTATTCAGAACCATTAACACTTGAAGAAAAAAACATTATCTTTAAAAAATCTAATAACTTTCAAGACTTAACTATCCTAGTTGATTTACTTATAATGAAATTAAAAATCAAAGATGATAAAGGCGAATTAGTTAAAGCCTTTCAACCAGAAGATAAGTTTGCTTTAAGAAAAAAAGCAGACTCTAATATCATAGCTAATATTGCTAATCAAATACTTGTAGATACTTCATTTGAGGAAGCCGAAAAAAAGTAATCAGCGACCCTGATACTTGGTCGCTTTTAGTAGTTGCAGACAGACTCCACATACCAATTCAACAAGTATTAGATATGCCAGTAAGCCATTATAATTTATGGTTAGCCTACTTGAAAAAAGAACAAGATGGGTATAAAAGAAACCAATCATTAACAGAAGCAAAAAATTATAAATAATGGCACAAAAACTTCAAATAGATATTGTAGCAAAAGATAAATCCACACAAGCCTTACAAGGAGTTAGAGGTAGTTTATCTAGACTTAAAAATTCTGTATTTAGTTTGCAAAGTGCTTTTCTAGGTTTAGGTGCTGGACTTGCTATTAGATCATTAATTAATACAGGAAAACAAATAGAAGAATTACAAGTTAAATTAAAATTTTTATTTGGAAGTGCTAGAGAGGGTGCAAAAGCATTTGATGAAATGGCAAAGTTTGCTGCTAAAGTTCCTTTCTCACTAGAAGAAATACAATCTGGTTCAGGTGTTCTTGCAGTTGTTTCTAAAGATGCAAAAGAACTTGCTAACCTTATGGAAATTACTGGTAATGTTGCAGCTGTAACAGGATTAGATTTTAAAACAACATCAGAACAAATCCAAAGATCAATGAGTGCTGGTATTAGTGCTGCTGATCTATTTAGAGATAGAGGTGTTAAATCTATGTTAGGATTTAAAGCTGGTGCAGTAGTATCTATAAAAGAAACACAAGAAGCGTTTGAAAGAGTATTTGGTGCTAATGGTAAATTTGGTGGTGCTACAAAAGAATTAGCCAAAACATTAGGTGGTACTATTTCTATGATTGGGGATAAATTTTTTAACTTTAAAAGAGTATTATTAGATAATGGATTCTTTAATGAATTAAAAAATCAGTTTGGAGAGTTAGATCAATACCTTGCTTCAAACTCAAAAAAATTAGATATATTAGCTAAAAATATTGGAGAGGGTTTAGCTAAAGGTGTTTATAAAAGTGTTCAAGCTATGAAAGATTTAATTCCATATTTACAAAAAATAGGTTCATTAATGAAATCAATGTGGAATGGATATATGGCTTTACCACCATATGTTAGAAATATAGGTTTATTAGGTGCTTTTTTATTAGGAAAAAAAGGTGCTGTTGGTTTAGCTGCATTAACTTTATTAATTGATAAAATTCAAACTGTATTTAATGGTGCTAAAGAATCGCTAGGTATTTTTGACAAATCCAATCCAGAAGCAGTATCTAGGCAAATAGAATTAATTAAAGAACAACTTAAAGATATTAAAAAAATATCAGAAGAAGAAATGATTATATCTGGTGGTAAAATTACAATAACAAAAGAAGATTTAGGAGTTAATTCTAATTTAGAAGAATCTTTATTAAGACAATTGAAATCTTTACAAGAACTTCAATTTGAATTAAAAAAATCTGAACGTATAACCCATAGACTAGGTGGTGGTGCTGATTATATAGCTTTGCAATTTGAAAAACTTAAACTTACATTAAGTGATATGGTATCTATAAGATTAGTTGAAATGCAAGAGCAGATGAAAGATATATCTACAACAATTAATAAAGAAATTCTTAAAGGAATACAATCTCTATCTAAAGCTATGGCAGAATCAGTTGTACATGGAAAAAATTTAGTAGATTCATTTAAA